CCCGCGACAAGAATAGCTTCTTGGAGTTCTGGTTCGATCTTCACTCCGACTGCCGTAGCAATCAGAATCAATCCGCGCCATGTGCTATTCTCTGATAGTCGCTGAAGTAGTATATTTACGATTTTCATTTCTTTGTTCCTTTTGGTTCGGGCAGTTCGTATGTAAAACGCCCGTAGTCTGTCTGTAGGGAAATTCCAAGTGTCGTGCAACCCGTCAAAAATGCCATCGCAAGAAATGAAAGCGAGATGATGATAAGACCAAGTGCGATTTGTTTAGGGTTCATTGCTTACGAATCTTGTTGAACATATAAACGATGGTTAGAACGCCAGCAATCAGAGAAACGAACAATCCCCCAAGGCGCAATCCAGTTTCAATGTGTGGCATCATGGAAACCATAAACCCCGTGAAACTTGTGGTGGTTCCCAAAATACCAGTAGCAGTTGCGTTATCGTTCATTATGAGTTAATTAAAGATAGTTTTGCTTCAGTCTCGGAATCAAACCAATACCACCCATCGACGGGGTATGTATGTTGTTCGTGCGTTTCTTTGCGGAGTTCGTAATTTTTATTAAGCACAAAATTTGGCCCGTAAATCAACTCGCCGTTTTCGTTTTTGTAAAATCCAGATGTGTCTTCCATAAAAAATTATCTTACAACAGTCCAATTTTTTGCTGTTGCAATTGCAGGGTTGTCGGTCGCTATGCCGTAGTTGCCCGTGACAGTTATAGTTTGTGTTGGTAGCGCAGTTAAATTAGCAAGGTTAGTGTAAATCTCGTTAAGATTTGTTGCGCTTAAAGCACAGTTTGCAAATGAAACAGTGGTTTTTATGCCTGTTGCTTGGCAACGCTTCAGCCCGTTGCAATTTAATGCAAATGAAGATATATTTGTTGCACTTGAACAATTAAGTGTTGGAACGCTTTGAAGTGAGACGCAGCCAGTAAACATATTGCTCATGTTTATTACAGCAGCAGTGTTAAATAACGGAACGCTTTGAAATGTGAAGCAGCCATTAAACATATTGTTCATGTTTATTACAGCAGCAGTGTTAAATAACGGAACGCTTTGAAGTGAGAAGCAGTTTTGAAATATATTGAGCATGTTTGTTACAGCAGCAGTGTTAAATAACGGAACGCTTTGAAGTGAGACGCAGCCAGTAAACATATTGCTCATGTTTATTACAGCAGCAGTGTTAAATAACGGAACGCTTTGAAGTGAGACGCAACTAGTAAACATATTGCTCATGTTTGTTGTATTGTGCGATAGAATAGTGCATTGCTCAAGAAGTCTTAAACCTCCTGTTGTTCCTCCAATTACAATCGTTGTGCAATTTGGAGCGGATAGGGTAATTTCAAGAATCGGCGTAGTATATGCTGTCGAGCCAAGTGAAGAGTGCTTAAAATTAAATGAGATAGATGTTAGATTTTGTCCTGCTTGTGGCGTAATTACAATCATCGCCTGACGCATTTTAGAACCAATAGGCCCAATCTCTGTTGATGCAGAGAGGCTACTAAACACATAGTTATGCTCTGCCGTAACTCCAGCAGCAACATTTTCAATATTGCCGTCACCCCAATCGACTGTGTAGTTTCCAGAAAAACGAAACGCAACAAAATTGCTGTCGTTATCCCCAACAAGAAAAAGTGCAGCTACTTTTTGTTCTGTTGGCGTAATTGTCGGCATGGCAATCCAATCGCTTGGACGAACCCACCCAGAAGTGGCTCCGCTGGAGATAAGAATGTTGCCAAGATAAATTTTCCCAGTAGTGGTAGGCATATTAGTCGGTGATAATATAAAGAGTTGATGCGTTCGGCGTTACAATAGCATCATATTCCGCTTGAGTTAGAGATACAATATTTGTTACTTGATCTGCTCCTGTGATTCCGGTGGTGTCACTTACAACGGCATTAGGAGAAAGCGGCCCTGTTGCGCCTTGAATTCCAGTTGCACCTTGAACGCCAGTTGCGCCTTGAGGCCCAAGTTGGTTATACATCACCTGCATTACTGAAATAATTACAGATGGAATATTTGGTGCTGGTGCAGTTGCTGTATTGTGGTCAATACCGATATTGGCATTGTTAGTTGACCACATAATTTGGAAATTGTCTCCAGCGGCAAAATTATCCATGAAGTCCCATGCCGCTACCACATAAGGATTATTTGTTGGAACAGATACGCGAGTAGCAGAATCTGGAATATCAGTTCCATTTTTACGGAACCAAATCTGAACAATATCCCCGCCACCTCCACCACCATTGTTATGCAATTGAGCGGAGAATTGAATGTCGTATGTTCCCGGGCTTGTAAAAGTAATTTGTGATCCACTAACAACAGAAATGCCATTTTGTCCGATGACATTATTTACTGTCATTGCATATGCAGTATTAATAGCGGCAGCGGTTTGATCGACATTGCTAAAATATGATCCGTAAAAACCAGACGCTCCACCAGCACCTGTCAAACCTGTAGCACCTTGCAAACCTGTAGCACCCGTTGCCCCGCTTGCACCTACGCCAGTAGCTCCTGTAGCACCATCAACGCCAGCAGTTCCGGTTGCCCCCGTCGAACCTTGACCTCCAGCGATTCCGGTAGCACCTGTGGAACCTTGTGATCCAGCAACGCCTGTTGCGCCTGTGCTTCCTGTAGCTCCGTCATTGCCAGACAAACCAGTGGCTCCTGTGCTACCTTGTCCACCAGAGGTTCCTGTAGCACCTGTTGCGCCAACTAAACCAGTTGCCCCGGTGCTTCCAGAGCCTGTTGCGCCTGCTTCGCCAGTTGCTCCCGTAGCTCCTGTCGGGCCACCACTTGGGCCAGTGGCTCCTGTTGCGCCAATTCCAGCGGTTGCTGAACTTCCGGTAAAAGCAAGTTTACCTGTGAATGGATTGAATGTAAGTGCCATATTTTATGGGTAAGCTACAGACACAGTTGTCAGATTAGCATCATTGGCAACTGGAGGTTGGATAGCGTAGGTAAGAGTTAGCGTTGCAACTGGGGTTCCGTCTTTTAGATACTGCACAGTGGCAATATTGTTTGTTACTCCGTAATATGTAATATCAATCTGATCGTAGGCAGGAATCTCAAACCCCGCAATCTCTTTCAGAGATTCATAGATATTGAAATTCTGTTGATCTGGAGTTAGATTGGTAAAGCAGGGTTGAGTGAGTGCCATAATATTTTATCGGTTACGATAATTACGCAAGAGCAGCAGCAAGAGCTTCGTTAGTGAGATAGTATTGCTGGTCTTCAGTTTTTTGCACAAAGCAATTTTGAGTAACTGGGGTGAGGCTACCAATGGTTGCGAGTCCAACATAAAATTGGTAGAGTTTAGCGGCATCAGTAGCTGCGTCATAGCAACCATAGGAGATTGGATCAATGCCAGCGGCAGCGGCGATTGTTTGGACGAACGGGTAGGATTTATTGCGGTAGTCGAGATCGGTGAAGCAAGCCATAATTTAGAAAGGGTAAGGGTGAGGAAGTATTTACTTCCCCACCCAAGGTTGAGGTTTAGTAGTAGATGCCAACAACGTAGGCATTCACGTAGAGTGCGCCAACACGTCCAGCGGTATCAGCACCGGAAGCAACATTCACACCAGCGTTTGCGTAGGTGAAGGTAGTCGAGTCAACGACAGTAACTTCAGCCTGCACATCGTTGAATGTGCTATCAGTCATGCTGGCAATCGTGATGACATCGCCCGTGGAGAATCCATGAGCAGCACCAGTTACGATTGTAGCAACGCCCGAAGTGCGGGAACGAGTTGCGGTAGCTTGACCAGCTCCAACTGTGCTTTTCAGCAAGCGGAGTTTGCGGGAGCCAGTGATGACAAAAGGATTCGCGGCAATCGTAAGAGGATTGTAGCGACCTTGGTTATCAAGAGCGTCCGTGATGGTCAGCGAGGAAGTGATGTTTTCGCCAGTGGTTCCGTTGTCAACGATCACAACTGGATCGGTGGCAGTGGTTCCGCGAGCGTAGGCAGTTTCCAGAACGATGCTTGTTGGAAAGAACTTGGTGTCTTCGTCGTTAAGAACGAGGAGGTCAGCGTCTCCAGTAGCGAGGAGGTTAACGGCAATCGGGCCAAACAGGTTGACGCGATCATAAGCGAGTGGTCGTGAATTAGACATATTTTGTATTTTATTTAAGGTTGTGGGGAGAGGCTTGAATAAGCCCCTCCCCTATTTAACTTAGGAAGGCACAACGATGTCACCCACACCAGCGCAGCTATAGCAGTCCTGATTGTTCTCAGGAACGATGTAGCTCTGAACTGGGCAGCAGGAACCATAGAGGTTCTTGCTCTTAGGCAGGCGATGCAGGAACGAGTGCATGATGGTTGGGTCTTTGACCTGTGCGGCGAGACGGAACTGGGCTTGATAGAAGCCCGATTTGCGCCAGCGGTTGCACTCCCAATCTGGGTTCTTCCATTCCCAATCACCAGCGTAGTTCTGGGTCATCTGTTGGGCTTGGCCGTATCCAGTCGAGGATGGCATTGTCCATTTGCACATTGCTTTGTTCACCATAGCAACCGAGATACCGAAGTCGGCATTGCGGTAAGCGCGGTTAGGAACATAGGAGCATCCGTTTTCTTGGACGATCTTGATGTAACGAGGAACGCGAACGAGACGCGCCCATGTCGCAGGGTCAGCTTCATTGAATGGAGCGAGGCTTGCGTTGAAGGCAGTGTCAGCGTTGAAACGAGCGGCGTTGATGTCGTAACCGAAGGCGTAGTCGCCGATGATACGATTGATGCCGAGTTTCAAACGGGTAAGGCGTTCGTCGAAATCCGTGTTAGCATCCCAGTAACCATTGTTGCGCTTGGCTTGGAAGTAAAGCGCACGGCCAACTTGAGGATCAGGGATAACGATGTCGAGCAAAGGCTGACCAGTCGCGTCTTGGAGATCAAGGCGGAAAGCGTCATCTTCGTCTTGGAGGTCAACGAGAGCATCGTCGAGCATATCAAGCGAGAGATAAGCGATCTTGTTGAGGTCGGCTGGAGCCATCTTAACGCGAAGAGCGCAGAGGTCGTAGCCAGCTTCGTTGTTGAGCGTATGCTCTGGAACGAACCATGCTGCATCGTCAACGAGTCCGCAGTAAGTGCCGTCATCCGTGGTGATGCCCATCCATTTGTGTCCAGAACCACCGATGTAGTTGCTGCGAAGGAACTCTTCGTGGACGTTCTTGGTGATACGGGCATTCGACTCCTCGAACTGGAGAATCTCTTCAGCAGGGAAGAGGCGATAGAGAAGGCTCTCAACGCAAATCCAGTCAGTGGTCATCTCTTTACGGAGAAGCTCGAAAGTGTAGCTCTCAGTGCCGGGACGCTGAATGACTTCGGGTTTGCTATCGCAAGAATCAGTCTCGCAGTAGGTGTCGGTGATCGTGCGGAAAGGAGCGCAAGGATCGTGGAATCCACGGCCAAAGCGGAATGCTTTCTGCTCGGTTGTGTGGTTAAGAGGCCATGCTTGCTCCTCGAAACGGGTGAAATATGCAGAGTTGGTGACGAGCTTCTTAACGTAGAGGTCGTTGAAATATTCGCGGCCCTCGCGGAAGAAACTGTCAATCTCGGCACAACTGTTGAAATATAGCTGATCTGATGCCATAATATTTATTTTGTTTGAGTTTGATTTTGGTTTTGGTTTAGTTTTGGTTCACAAACGCAAAAGGCCCGAAAGCCCCAAGCGAATGCTTGTTGGTTTCGAGCCGGAGTTCAACCCTCGGTGTCTCTTTCGAGACCAGTCCGGAAACAGATTTTCATGCGAGTTCTGATACTCGCCAGCCAGAGTGCGGCTGAATCCCTAATTTTATCGTAAACGATAATTTCGGATTTCTCTTTGAACGGACATTGCAATCACCTATTTGCTATGTCAAGAGTTTTTTTAAAAAAAATTGGGGGAGGTAGAACAGCGACAAACTACCTCCCCCATCTATGCCAGATTTAGGAATGTAAGGCTTATGCCGTTCGACCTTGCGGTGAGAATTTCGCAAGTTTAGCAGCCAGTCCTTCCGTAATGCTCATTCTTGGTTTCTGGGAATCCGATGCACTTGATGATGATGAGATGCGCGACGAACCTTTTAGTTGTGCGATATACTCATCTTTCTCTTTTACCATCTCTTGGTATGCTTTCAGTTGTGCTTGAATCTTCTGATAGGCGCGGCCTTGGTGGATCAGTCGGTTCATGTCTTCAACTGATGCCTGCTCATTGGTCTGCTGGGTAGCCGCCAAAGCAATAGCCTCGTCGCGGGAGATGTCATACTTGATTCCCTTCTCCTTCATGTAGTCAGCAATCGTATCTGGGATTTCAGTCGCCCGATCAATCTCTTGCTGAGTATTCTTGTAGCCTTCACGCCACTGGTTCAGATACTTGTTCCTGCCTTCTTGTTCTTTTTGTTTAGCGGTTTGAAGGATGTTCTGCTTGGTTTCTTCAAAGTTGACAAGAGCTGAATGGTGGTCTTGAGTTGCTTTGACGAATTTGTTGGCTTGCTCTGCGAATTGATACTGCTTGAATTGCGAGAGCGAGTTTGCGATTTCATCGAATGCTTGTTCGCGGTCGAATTCAGCCGCTCGACGCTCCTCTTCGGAAGTCGCATTGAAGCTGGAGGCGTTTGCATTGACAGCGCGGGAGAATGTTTTAAGAAGTTCTGGATCATTCGATAACAATTGTCGCGCAGTATCGTAGGTGCTTTTGATAGGATCGAGGTAAGTCTTTTTGAAGTCTGGATTACTTGTAATGTCATGGAAGTCCAGTTTACCCCGGAGTTCCTTGATCTGTTCTGATAGTTGTTGCTCAACTTCCAACTTTTCTTGGTTGGCTTTGTTGAGTTGTTCTTGGTAGTGGTTGGTTTCTGCCGTCGATTTTGACTCGGAGACCATTCGCTCAAGTTCTTGGATTTTGGTTTCAAACTTGGGGATTTCATCTTTCTTGTATTTCTCAAGTTCTTCTTTGAGCTTGCGGTTCTCTTCGATTTGTCGCTCAACGAAACCTTTCTTTTTTCCTGTTCGGTCAGATGTGATTTCAGCTTCGGTAACTCCCGCCACTTCTTCTGGTGGTTCTTCTTCATTGTATTTTGCTATTCCAAGGTTAGGGTCGCCAACATTGGTAGCACTTGGCTTGCCTTCGTCGGATTGTTGTTTGCTGAACTTCTTGAGGAAGTCAGATGTGTTACCTTTAATCGGGACTTGAGGTTTGGATTTCAGTTCCGCAATTACGTCTGCTGTGTCGTTTGTGTCTGCCATAAATTAGATTTCGTCGAGGTCTGGATCAATCGTGCTATCCGCAGGCTCTTTATGTTTTGCAGTAGCTTTTGTTTTTTTGAATGCTCCTTGCTCTTCCGTTCCAATAGCATCAATAGTTTTGATTGCATGGATAAGCGTGGTTACTCCTTCTGGTGGGTTTACGTTAAGCAGCAGATACGCCTGTAGTTTGTTCCAGTCTTCGTGTGAGGTTATTGCCGCGCATAGGGATTTTACTTTTTCGGTTGTCATTGCATTGGTGT